TACAACAAAACTTAGACCTTAATGGTAACGATATTATTGGAACAGGTAATATTAACATTAACGGAACAGTTACAGCAACAGGCAACATTAACATCGGTGACGATGCTAACACCGATACTGTAGACTTTACTGCAAAGATAACAAGCTCTTTAACTCCAAACGCAGATTCTACACATAACATCGGTGCAATGAATGCACGTTGGAATAATGGTTACTTTACTGGTTTAGTTGTTGACGGACAAGTAGATGCAGTAGCAGTAAATGCAGATGTAGTTGCTGATAATTCGTCTGTAATGGTAGACGTAAGTGCTAATGAATTTAATGGCAACTTAACTGGCGATGTTACAGGTAATGTAACTGGTGATGTAACTGGTAACGTTACAGGTAATGTAACTGGTAACACAACAGGAACCCATACAGGTGATGTTAAAGGTTCTGTATTCGGCGACGATAGCACCCTAATTATTGATGGTATTAATAATACACTAATTGGTAATTTAACAGGAAATGTAAGTGGTGATTTAAGTGGCTATGTTAGATCAGCAAACGAAACAATTATTCTTAATCCAGGTACCGACGGAACTAATGCTAACTATATTGGTACAGTTCAGGGTAATGTAACTGGTAATGTTACAGGCGACTTAACTGGTGATGTAACTGGTAATGTTACAGGTAATGTAACTGGTAACACAACAGGATATCACACAGGTGATGTTACAGGTTCAATATTTGCAGATGATTCTACATTATTAATAGATGCAGTCGGAGGTACTATTTCTGGATCAGCAATTACAGGTACTGTTACTGCTACATTTGTCGGCGACATAACTGGTAACATTACTACTAATACTATTGATTCTGCAGATTCAAGTGAAGTTGCAGTAGTTCCTACGTTTAGAGCAAACTCAACTGCATTTATTGATCAAGAATTATTTATTGGTTCTCCTAGAGATACAGGAGGCACACCACTAAATCCACAAACACATATTACTCCACTTGTGTTTCAAAACTTTGACTCACTTGCAAGAACCGGTGCAGTATATACTAATACATTAGCATCAAACGATACTAATCCTCTTATTAGTTTAGAAATACAATCCGGTGTTACTTGTAATTATGACTTAGCCGTTCTAGGTGAAATGTCAAACACAGATGGCGGATTAGTTGTATCCGGACGTGACGGCGCTTCAACACTAGCACAAATAGTACTAACACAATATAATGGTACTATTGGAGTTGAAGCAGAAGAAGACGACGATAATAACTATACAACACAAGCAATTATTAACAACGATGTAGCAAACTTTATTACTATGCCTGTTAAGTTTGCTAACATGGATAGTACTACTAGAGACGGTTTAACTGCTGAAGCAGGTATGGTTATATTTAATACTACAACTACTAAACTACAAGTTTATACAGGTAGTGCGTGGGAAGACTTGCATTAAAACCACCTCTTAGAGCTTATATAAGCGTCATACACGCTATCTAATTAAGTACGCATATAAAGTACTACAAGTCATAAAAAAAGGCGCATTGCGCCTTTTTTATTTTGGCAAGTTTTTAAACTTTTAAGAATACTTCAACTAATTTTTCACCGTCATTGCTTTCATCACTGTGCAATGCAACGCCTACTAAATCACCTTCACCGTCTACACTTGCAAGGCCATCTTGATAAACATATACAGCTTCGCCTTTCTTAACAGGGCCATATATTCTAACTGGAACTCGTCCTTTAAGTGCAACTGCTTGTCCTTCTGCTTCTGCATTCATTAAATATGCTGGCTTATCTGATATAACACCTGCTACAACGCCTGTTGCTGTTGCTAGTGCCATTTCAGTATCTTCGTCAGTACTAACTTCAACTACTGTACCTACTGGATATTCTTCTGCTGTAGAATATTTTTCTGCTAAGTCAGCAAATGTTGCTGATGTTGCTGTACCAACAAAATTGCCTGATGAAAGTGTAATACCATCTGCATCAAATCTACTATGTAATGCTCCGTTTATAGTTACATTCATTACTCCGGTTGCAACTGTTGCATTAGTAGTACCGCTTACAATTTGATCTGAGCTGATGCCGCTAATTGCACTATTAAGTCCAGAAATTAAACTATCAACTTCGCCTGTGCTGTAAACACCTAAATTAGTTCTAGCATTAGGTGCTGTAGTTGCTCCTGTTCCGCCGCCACTAATACCAAGTGTACCTTCGTTTGCAAAACTAAAGTTATCACAATATAAATTAGCAAAGTAACCATCTTTAGTTGTTCCTGCTTCGTTAACTTGTCCGTAGAACTTACCATCAGCAGTAATATCTTCTGCTGCAAAGCTACCAAACTGGTCTCTTCCTACAATCTTGTTTGCATCATTTGATGTAGCAATATCTAGTCCTAATGTTATAACAGCAGATTCTACCGGTGTGCCTTCTTGATCGTTATTAGTATAAACGTTAAGATATTGTCCTTCTATACCACTTCTTGTAGCAACACTAGCGACATATATACCAGCAGTATCTTCTCCTAGTTGAACTGCATTATTAACTGTTGACAAATTGATGTTAACATCTGATGATCCGTCAAATACTGCGCTTCCTGAAGCATCTCCTGTAAATGTAATTGTTCTTGGAGTTGTTAATACATCTGCAGATGTTGCAATACCGTTTAACGGTCCTACAAATTCAGAAGCATGTAATCTTCCTGTTGCATCTCTAACGCCAACAGTATTTGGCTCTGCTGCACCGGTTGATGCTACACTTGCAGCTCTATATTCAAACTGATTTGGAACTCCTGTTGGAACTTGTAATCTAACAGCCGTTGTTGCTAGACCACTAAATGTATTTGCTGTAAGATTTCCGTTAGTATCTCTTAGTGCAACTGTTCCGGCTGTAGCACTTGCAGAAGCGTTTACATAGTCTGTTGTCCCGTCAACTCTTAAACTGTCTGCACGAGTAACTCTTGCAGTAACAGCAGCCGCTGCATCTGAAGAATTAAATAAACCTGTTCCTCTAAACGCTGTACCGTATATGTCTCCAACACTATCTCTAGTAACTAAAGTATCGTTTGTATTTGATTTTGTAGCACTTTTATATGTACCGTCACTCAATACAAGATTTGCTTTATCAGTAATACCTTTAAAGTTTGTTGCGTGAATTTCATTCCATCTTAAACTACTTGTACCTAAATCAAAAGTGTTATCTAGTGTTGGATTAAATCCTGTTGTTGTAACTGTAGCAGGATTAATAGTTGTGCCTTGTAAGTCTTGTACACTAAAATGGAGTTTACCACCATTTATAGTAGAAAGTAATTCCGCTTCTCCATTTGCAACTCTTAATCTTACTTCGTCGTTTGGTCCAATGTTAATACCGTCGTTATCGTTAATGTCAACTTGAGTTATGAATACTGGGTTAGAACGTTCTACAAACTCTTCAGCAAGAACTCCTCCTAAACGTAAGGCATTAGAAGCATTACCCCAGAAATTATAATTATCTTGTGTTACACCATTATTTGAGTTTTCTGTATTAACTAGTGTAATACCTTTTTTGATTCTATCAAATCCGCTAATTGCACTACCGTTATCTAATGTAAATTCATCATTACTAACAATAAAAACTGTTGTGTCGTTGACATATCCTCTTAAAATTTTATGTGCATGATCGTTTGGAGTAGGGTCGCCGTCAACTAATAAATTATCAAAAACTGTCTGCTCTACTACATCAGTTAAAACATTTTGCGCAGCTTTTGGTCCTATTAATACAAAAGGATCGCCAGTTGTAGATCCGCTATGTGCATATAATTGATTCGTAACATCGTCCCACCACATGTCACCTTTATTAACATTGTTAGTTGTAATAGCAGCACCGGAAGGCTTAGGTCCAATGTGCAAGTTACCTAGGGATACAAAAACGTTTTCGTCATTTCCGTCATATATTTCGATTTTGTTAGAATCAACATTAAACCATAATTGTCCAGCAATAGGTCTAGGTGGTTGATTTCTACTTGCAAAGTTTTCTAGTAAGTAAACAAAATTCTCATTTTGAATTTCGCCGTATCCTGAATAGTTCTTACCTATCAGTTTTAAATCGGTACTATTATCAATAGTTCCGTCTTCGACAACTGTAAGTTCGGAGTTATCAGTTTTAAAAATTGTATAAGCCATTAGTTTTTACCCCTGTTACGATATAAGTATTTATCGTATTTTGCCCTTTATGGTGTGTATGATTCCCAGAAGTTGCTACTACCTGTATTTGCAACTCTATAGTAACGCTTAACTCGTGTAACACCTAAAGTAACAATACCAGAAGCATTACCTGTAAAGCCGATATCTTCTACTAACTGCTGGTTTGAATCGCCGCCATCTGGACCGCTAATATCACTAAAGTCTACACCTATTGAATTATATTGGATGGCTGCTTCAACATCGATACCAGAAACATTACCAACTGAACTGTAAGTATATACTCTTGCAACAGTGCCAACTCTTTTTTCTGTAGCTGGATACAAGAAGTCAAGTGTGTCAATAATTTGTGCTTCAATAGTTGGAAAACCTACATCTGGCATTCCAGATGTATCTAGTGTCATCGATACCGGAGCACTTTCAATTTCTGTGTCTACATAATCTTTGTTTGCTGCATCACTTAGTGCGCCTGTGTTTGGATCTGTTGTTGCAAGACCTGTAATTTTTACAGGATTTCCATTACTAGTAACTGTAATAGTTGCACCACTATCTATAGTTAAACCGGTGCCGGTAACTTTTAAAGTAGGTACACTTCCTATCTCGTCAATTAATATACTATTATGAACTCTTAATCTGTCCATAATACCTACATCTCTTAACCCTGGTGCTTCTTCAATTGCAACTCCTAATGAGTCTTGAGTCATTACAGTAACGTCATCTACCTTAAAGACCTTTCCACTAACTAAGTTTAAGTTATCGCTAACTTCCCAGTTTGTGCCGTTTACTGTATCATTAATCCATTTAATATGTTTATCGTTTGCATTACTAAATGAAGCTAAACCTTTAACAATAATGCCTGCGCCATCAGCTGTACTATCTTTTCTTTGCGCAACACTTGCTGCATACACTTCGGTAGTTAAATCTGCCTGATAAAGTATTCCTGCATTGTTAGCAGTTAATGTATTACCTGAACCAGATAAAAATTCTCCGTTAAGTGGTTCTAATGTAATTACATTCCTTGCTTCATTAATTTCTTTAAATGATGCTGTTGCTCCTGAATTAGATTGTGTAATAATTTCTCCTGCTTCTAACTGTGCAGCAAGTGTAGAAGCAATCGCAGTATCCATTGTAAGTACAGTGTCAGTGTGCCCTATTTCAATATTGTAATCGTCAACAGTAAGTGTAGCAGTTTCAATAGTAGTGTTACTTCCTTCAACTGTCAAATCACCTCTAATAATAGCGTTACCGTTAACATCTAATGTATCTCTAGGAGCATCGCCTGTAAGCAGATTTACACCCATTCTTCTTGTATCTGCTGTTAAAATTAATGCATCGTATTCGTTTGCTTCTGTGTTTAGAAGTCTTACTCTAAAACCTTTATTAACAATAGTGTTTTGAATATTAGTGTAATCGCCTGATATAAAATATCTCGACTCGCCTGATCTACCAACAGTTAATCCTGACTGGTTTCTAATCGCAATAGAACCAGTAGTTTCAGAGTTGGCATCAGAAGCAACAAACTGTGAAGCAGTTTTACGTTTTCTTAATCCTGTTGCAGGATCCACTTCGTCTGTAATGAGAGAGTTAGCTGCATCTGAAACACCGTAAAATCTAAAGTTATCTTCATCAATAATGTTGATACCTTTTTGTATACTACCTGTGATATTTAACCTTGTTTGTTCAATAACTGTTGGTAAGTATTCGTCATCACTAATTAGTGCTACAAGAACTCCGCCTACATACAACTTAACAATAGTGTGGTCAACTGATGATCTATCACGTACTGTATCTATTTCAAATCCTGAAAGCCCTTGTGCTGCACTGTATTGAGGTCCTACTAATACTAAATCACTTCCATCATAAAAGTATAATTTGTTTGTTGCGTTATTAATCCATATATCGCCAGCAACCATTTGTGGTTGTACATTACTAATAATAGGACCATTGGATTTAAACGCAGTTCCGTCGTAAACTTTTAATCTTCCCTCACCGGTATCGTACCATAATTGCCCTGTTACAGGAGTATTAGGTGTAGCTGTGCTTGCAAAGTTTTCAAGTATCTTAATTAAATTTTCATTAAGTGCTTCACCAAAACCTACATAGTTCCTTCCGATAAGTGTAATATCGCAAGATGTAGTATCTACTTGTCCGTCAACTAGTTCCGTTAAAAGCGTACCATCTGTTTTGTTTAGTTTATAAGCCATTATTGTTCATCCCCAGCATAGATCAAGTAGTTAAGTGTTAAGAACGGATTCATAATATCAACAGGTTGACCCAATGAAGTATTAGTATCGACACCGCCTGTACCTTCGTACAATGCACCTGTATCGTTACCAACTAAGTCTGTAACAAGTCTTGTCTTCGAATCCTGGACTGCATTAGCATCATCACTAAATGCATAAAACTGTGATCCATCGCCATTGTTATTAACCATATTGTGTTCGTGTTCTGGTAAATTACTAATTTCTAATGTTCTAGTTTCTTGTCCACTTGATGCACCTAATATATCAGCAGCATCATTAATTGTTCTATTTGCAGCACCTCTAGAGCCCATATTGTCAGCACCTAGTGGGAATCTGCCACGTAAGTCGGGTACAGCAAACCAGTTTTCGCCGTCTCCTGTTTCATCCTGTACTTGAGACTGTGATTTAAATCTCCATCTGATCTTATCATGCAATGGCTGATATGCAGAAACTAGGTAGTTTGAACCGTCACAAACTAACCAACCTGGTGGGATTGGAATATCAGGATCATCAATAATCCCAGCATATGGAACAATAGTTCCAATAGGCGTTAACCCTTTAATTTCTGCAAAGATTCTATTACGCGGCATCTTAAAGACACCCTTTGCACCTTTGTTAACAATAAATTCGTCTGTACCATCAGAAGCAACTGGCGTTTGATTGCCAACTGCGCCTTCTGTTGAAGGTTGATCTGCAATAAAGTTGTTATCAATTACTGTATTAAACGTAACAGTACCTTGTTGTCCATCAAATGTTACATTGTTTGCAGTAACCTGTCCTGTCATTCTAAATATAGTCGGAGCTGAAAGTCTATCAGCAAATCCTGAACGTCCCGATACCGATCCTTGAACATCTCCTCTTAAACTTCCTACAAATTCTGTAGAATATATTTGAGAAAATACTCTATCCGGTACCCCGATTGTTCTTAAATTGTTTTGATCTGGAAGAATTGCTGCATTGTATACAGTTTTTAAATCTGAAATGCCTAGACCTGTTAAATCAACACTTGTTGCAGGAATAGAATCTCTATTTCTACCTACAGTTAACGGACCTTCTATTTTAGCTTGACCTCCAACTGCTAAGTTTTTAGCAATTCCTGCTCCGCCAGCGGTTACAATCGTTCCGCCTGCGATGCTTCCACTATCAGTTAATGAAGTAATACGTAGCTGTTCGTTAGTCTGTATAGTGCCGTTAACGTCTAATTCTTGCTGCGGACTAACATTGTTGATACCTACTTTTTCTGTACTATCAACAGTAACAACAGTAGTATTGTTACCGCTATTATTCATTCTTATTTGTAATGTTGATCCGCTTATTTCATGTTGAAATACACCTGCTTGTCCATCAACATACATTTTTAATTCGTTACTAATACCTACTGAAAGTCCGCCACTATTTTTTATTTTTAATCCATAGTTTGAAATATTTTCAGCATCTTTTCGCATCACGTTTGCTGCTGTTATAGTTGTACTAGTTAATTCTGAAGGTCCTGGAACAAATAAGTTAAGGGCCTTTTCTGAAATTCCGTTAAACTGAGGTATGCCATCGCCTGTAATGTCAGCACTTGACAGGTTTATACCTGGACGAAGACCGTTTTCAAAACCTTCGATTGTAGATTTTGGTTCAAATGCTTCACTTGCAACAATAGCAACAGGTTGTCCTTTTACTTCTATAAACACAACGTCAAACGTTTCGTTATTTGTTGATATAACTTGTCCTGGTCTTGAACCAGTAGCTAGTCCTTCTGCAAATTCTGGTCCAACCAATACCCATCCAGAACCAGCAAATAAGTATAACTGTTGGTTATCTGTATCAACCCACAAATCGCCAATTACTGAGTTTGCAGCATCAGGAGCAATATTTGCACGTTTTAAACCACCAGCTGCTACCCACGAACTTCCGTCCCAAAGTTTAAGTTGATCAACACCGGGGCTGTTATCATACCACAGTTGACCTTCAACTGGATTTAATGGCTGTGTTGGTGCTGCAAAGTTTTCTAATAGATGCAAAAAGTTTTCTGCGATACTAGAACCATATGCAGTAGTATTACGTCCAGGAAGTTTTAATGATGTCTCTTGGTTGATTGTATTATCTTCAATTACAATACTACCCTTGTTAACAAAGTCTGAATATCTAATCTCGTATGCCATTTATTACACCTCGCTAAAACCAGTTAAACTTTGTACTCTAACAGTGTAATCAATCTGTATCAAACGATTCAATGATTTTTGTACTGGATGGAAAATAACATGTGTAAGCAATCTGCCGTCTGTGCCGTCAACACCTTGGCTTATTAATCCTAATTCATCAAATACATATAAACTTTCTGTATCAGTAGCAGTGTCGAAAGCATCTTGACCGTTAGGTTCGCCATAGTCTAACAAACAAGTAACTAATATATCTGTATAGTTTGTGCCGCTAACGTGTCTAGTTTCAATCCTGTTTCTTACAGGATCAGTGTTATTACCAGCTTGGTCGTCTACTACTTTATTAAACGTTTGATTGTATAAACTTGCATTAGAGCCTGTACTGTTTGGAGTTAGGTATGTAATAATGCCTGTAGGATCAACACTAGTCCCTCCATTTCCAAATGCCATTTTATATATTGGCCCTTGTCCGGCATTAGCAAGAGACTCTGCTAATGCTATACTCATGTTTTCATAATGAATAGCATTGCGTTTGTCGATAAGAACTTCGCCACTAGTAGGGTCGTGTATCTTAATGTGTCCCTGCAATAATATTCCGTTTAGATCTTCAAATTTGTCTGTCATGTTATTTTCCTGCTACTGTATTTATTTAGGTAACTCAGTTGTTGCTCCACGTATGAATTCTGCAATAGAATTTTTTGCATATCTTAATTGTTCTCCTGGGTTTTGCCACAATTTGCCTATTTTTCTTACAATAAGCACCCTACTATTTGCTTCAGGAGAGTTTAACAATGTAATAATTGCAACATTGTCGTCAGTAATAGTAAGTTCAAATTCCGGAGGTAATATAGTATCGCCCTCCGGACTGTCTTGGTTTATAAAGTCTTGTATTAGATTGCCGTCGGAATCTACTTTTTGGAATTGATAAGCACTAATAGCATTCTTACGTAATCTCTTACCACTTACAAAAACTTCAAATTCGTCTACTCCCTTTGTAGGAATCCAATCTAAAACTATTTGTGTTGACTCGTCCTCTAACTTAATTAGTGTAACCATTTCGTCAGTATAAGGAATAGACTCAGTTATTCCCTGATCCATTATTTCAGTACCTGCAATATACGAAAGTTTTGGACTTGTTCCGAGTGTGCCTCTTCTTAACTGGCTTACTGTATTTCCATCAACTTGGAAATATTCAATTCTTTCACCATCTATGAATAATACACCCGGAATATTAAGTTCTGTACTAGGTAAAGTCAATCCTGTTGCATCGTCTAGCTCAATAACTTTATCAGTTATACCTAATGGCTGTGCTAAAAGATATACTTTATCTTGGTTTAGACGCTTGTAGTGTGTCCTATTCAGCATATCTTTAAACATTCTATAACCAAACTTAGCGTTAGTCTTAGATCCTGCAAAGTGTATAACCTGTATTCTATCATCCGGTTCTACTTTTCTTATAATTTGAACATACTCGTCCATCTTTGAAAGTCTATAATCAACATTAGGTGTAAGCAGTTCACCGTTTAGTGTAACCCACAAGTACGCTGTACTTATCGCAGGTTGTCTTAGTTTTATTAGGCCATTATTTAACCTTCTAAAGTCATAATAATCATCAGTTCCAGCAACTAAGTTTCCTTGTGCTGCATTAACTCTTGTTTCAATCTGCAAATCTTGGATATCATGTTTGCTAAATTTATAAATTACAATTTCTGCGTCTTGAGCCGGTATATCATTGAGTACTATGTTATCACCTGCTTCAATTAATGTAACACTAAGCATGTTATTAGATATTGCACCGCTTTCGGTTCCTTCTACTGGTATGCTTGGATCGTCATCAAATTGCTCTACTAACTCAGGATATGGTCCAATTAATTCTAATCTATTATTATTATAAGTTTTTACTGTAGCAGAAATAATTGTACTATCGCCTGTACCTATTTCAACTGTTTCGCCAGGCACAAACGACCCGTTTACATTTGCTAAAATTACTTCTGTATTTTGAGAGAATGAATATTCACTAGTGTAAGGAACAAATATTTCTAAATCGTCGCCTATTTGCCCTACGTTGTCAAATAATACAACCTGAGTATTTGCAAAGTCCCAACGATAATCTGTTAATAATCCTAGTTTTTCACCGTTAATATACACATCTACTTGGTCTGGACTCAATGTACTAGGTCCAAACTGCGCACTATCTAATGGATACTCTCTTCCTGATTCAATAAACCAATGCTGTGTATATCCTGGATACAATATTTTGTTATCAACTCTAACAACAATATTATGACTTAATGGCAATTTACTAAACGGAGCAGGATCTGTATTAAATATTACAGTACTTCCGTCACCAATATGTTTATCTATTGTAATTTCACTATAAGATGTTATGCCAGAAACAGCATTTGTTGCGTCAAATAACGAATAGTGTATAAATGAATTAGCTGGCGGTGCAGTTACAAATCTTAAGCCTAGCATACCGTTATCTGTTTCATAGATACTAGCACTAGCATTTACACCGTCAATTGTTATATACGAAGATAAATTCTCTCTATAAACTACATTAGTAATAAACTCTAACTTCTCGCCTGTTCCAGTAAAGGCCGAAATATCAATTAATGCTTCGCCGTTGTCTCCGATTGACGAAATGTTAATTCTGTCTCCTACTGTTAACGGATTATTCATAACAACTTTATTTTCAACAAAGTTAATTTCGTAATCCTCGTCTACTTCTAGTATAGATCCGTTTACTTTAACAATAACTGCTTGTTTATTATGCGGTAATGTTTCTAAGAAAAATTCTTGATTAATAGTTGCAGTTGCAGTATAATTTCTTGTTGTAATTAGACTGCTTCCATCTCCTGCACGATCGTAAACTTTCATATCCAATGTGTCAAGTAATTGTCCTGGAACTAATTCTTCCGGTCCTGCCGATGTAGTTGGAGTAATAAAGCCATCGCCGTCAATTGTAATGTCTGCTGCATCTAACCCTGTAGCAGTACCATATGCAAGATTTCCACCTTCGATCAAACTATCAAAACCAGAAGCAGGTAAGAAACTACCGTCTGATGATGCTTTTCTAATTACTACTACTTGATCTTTAGGTGCTTCAAATGCTGTATCAGTATAGTATTCTTCAAATTCTTCAACATTTTCTATTACAACAAAATATCTAGGATTACCATCGTCGTCAATGTCAGTTACATAACTTGATTCTTCAGTAGTAACTGTTTTCATTATTGCGTTTGGATTTCCTAAAGCAACTATAGTAACGCCGTCTTCTGCAAGATAAGTTTTAGTACTACCGTCATAGTTAACATCGTCAACTCGTATACCATTAATGTAAACATTATAATGTTCACCTGCTTCTAACGGCTTGCTTAGTTGAAATCTCTTAGTGCTACCGTCAGTATAAAATGTTTCATCTTCAAAGTTTTCGTCATACGTATCCCAGGCTGATGTATACCAAGGTTGAGAATCAAATCCTAAATCAGAACCAAATTCAAAAGACCTTACTTCTACTCCACCGTAGTCTACACCAGACATTAACTGTCCTAAATCCTTACCATACTGACCTGTTTCAGGATTGTATAACGTATTAATTCTATCTGCTGCATTTAATAAATTATAGCTCTTGTTATATTCAACACGTATAACTGTTCCTACAGGTTGAGCCTGTGTTAGTGTAATATAACCCAATTGTCTAGTGTAAGTTTTAGTACCTTGTTTCTGCTTTATAGTTTCATTATTATAAGAATATTCACTACTTAGTGCTTCAGTCCCGTCAAAGAAAACTTTAATGTTTGCTCTAGTTAAATCCATTGGCCATTTTAAAGTTAGTTTAAGTTCAATGCCGCCACTTGTGAATTCTTCAACTTCGGATAAGTTTAAAAACTCGTAGTTAGGCGAAGTTCTATCAAACTTTTGCGTAATACTATAATGTTTAACTTTATTATTACCTAGTATAACAGAAAGTCTAGGCTGTAATCCGCCATCTTCTTGTGTTCCAACTATTTCTACAGAAGGAGGACTAGTGTATCCAGATCCTGGATCAGTGATAACTATTGACTTAACACTTCCGCTACCAATAAATGCTTTTGCCTTTGCTCCGGTTCCGCCACCGCCTGATATAATTACATTAGGAACTTGAGTAAATCCGGTTCCGCCATCTTGTATTTCTATTGCTTCAACTTCAAATGTAAAATTATCAAGCCAATGTTTTGCTGGATATAATGTTTCATCAAAATTTATTCCAATAAGTACTCCGTCTTGAATTGCAACTTCAGGAGCAACAATCTTGTTTAATTCCTTATCATAGAACGGAGCAAGATCAAAATCAGTGGTAACACTCTGAGTATTATCAATTGTATCGTACGATGATAGATATTCACGTATTTTAGCTTTATAAGGTTTAACTTCGTTTACATAATCTTCGTAACTTTCTAAGTTATCATTTTGGAATGTAGTACGTTGTTCTAATGTTCCAACATTATGTTTTGCTTTAATAAAGCTGGTTTTAAATGCCCAGTCTACATAATTCTGTTCTGCAAACACATAGCGTAAACTTGCAAAGAATAGTTGATTATATTCCTCCGCTAACTCATCTACAAAAATATCATCTCTAATTGTTTCAATAATCTTTCTTAATTCGACTGCATTATCATCTTCGAGATATAATTTAGATAAAAATTCAATTGTGCCGCCTTCACGACCAACTGTTCTATAACCTGTACTAAGATCAGGAGAATCTAGATTAACAATTTTTTCAAGTAATATCCATCCACCGGAACCTACATTTGAGATTTTAATAATATCGCCTAAATCATCATTTAACCCGCTTAGTTGATAATAATCATCTATTAAAAAGTCTATGCCTGTTAACGCACTGTAACCAGTTAAATACCAATCTTTATATTTCCAAAACTCAGATACATCATAGTATTGTTTATTTGTAATAGACCAAACTCTTGTATCTGGATTCCAACCGTAAATTGTCCAACCTCCGTTATTAGTGCTATCTGCACGTACAAGAACACTTAACGGTCTTACAGTAAGTGTAAGACTATCGGTGTAGTTTGTGCCGCCATTAATAATTTCAACACTTGTAATAATACCTAAATTATTTAATATCGGTTTTAGTTCTAAGTTTTCACCTGTACCATTAATTTTAATAGTAGGTGCTATTCTATATCCTCGGCCACCATTAACTATAGTTACATTAGTAACTACACCATCTTCAATTACTGGCTGTAATATAGCTGTTGCAGCACGTACTGTACCAACAAACTCTAATTCTTGCTCAGTATCGATAGCAGTATCATAATGCCCGGAAATAAAAGTCGGAACAGGATCTTTTTCAAATAATTTTGTTGTGTCAAAATTATCTAATATAAGTTGATCTTTAAGTACTCTGTTAACTCTTTCTACATATTGTTTTAATGCTTCTTGTCTATTTACAAACCAGCTTTGTCTCGGTCTATTAAGAGATCCGTATTTTTGTTTTACACTTAACGTTGGATCAGGCACAGGTCTATGATATTTGTCAGAACCTATTAAACTATCAATCCATTTATCTTCAATTACACTCTTAGGCTTACTTGTACTCAGACCTTCCGAAATAATTTGATATTCATTATGAATATTATTTTCTTGATTATCGATTGTCCAATAACGGAAATTAATTGCAACATCTGAGTCTGAAAGACTCTTATTACAATTATATAAAATAAATCTATCATTACCAAGAATAGTAACAAATTTAAGTCGCTGACCTGCTGGATCTCTAATAATATTTGCAACATCATATGAACTACGGCGTCTACTTTCTATATCAGGAGTAACTCGCTTGTTCTTGACCCAGAAATAATATTTCTTAACAAATCCCTGACTTATAGGATCGTATACATCTTTTTCAACATATTTAGAAGTTCCGTACTTAGAAGTTCCGCTTATTCCTCTTGCTGAGCCAAGGTTTGTATCTGCACGTTGATCCCAAACATCAGGAGCTATATTACTTTCCACCCACTCATAAACATCAATAGATGACCCAGTAGCCAACGATCCCCAAACACTTTGAGAATATATAACACTGCCTTGATTATAATCTACATACTTGACTGTGCTTAAATCCCACCATAGTTCTCCTACTTGCTTTTCGCCCCAGGTAGTATATTTTGTTTTCTCTGTTTGATTTCCTACATTATAAAATGCTGGATCAAAATATGTCTTGTAAGAAAGTTCTTGCTCAGCAAGGCCTGAAATTTTTCCTGCAACAGGATCGATTATATCAAGTCTTGAAAGTAATAAATTTGTTTTAGTGTTGTATATAAACGATCCTCTAAATTTGTCAACTTCGGGTTGATCAATTGGGCTTCTTATTACGTTCCATATTTTTTGATCTTGTTGTCTATGATAAACTGCGACTTTACCAGGGCCGCTGCCATTATTAATTGTTGGTAACCCAACATAGATTTTATTATTTTTAACAAGTACATCCTTGCCAAAATTAACAACACTAAAATCAGTATATTCTAAACGTTGACCGTAAACTAACGAATTGTTTATATTTTCGTAGATATAAACAACACCGCTGTCTACTATACGTTTTGCAAATTTAGTAAACCCTTTATCAAAAATAGTTTCAACTGGTGATAACGGACTATTAGGATCATTAACATATCTGCCAAGGGTATTACTAGTATCTTGGAACCTATCATAGGTTGTGTCTAATATAATATCACCTCTTGCACTTGTTACTACTAACTGATTTCCGTCAAAACCAAGATTTATTCCAAAACCTTCTGTCTGTTCCTTATTAGGACTATTAAGTATTTGACTTTGCTGGTATGTACCGTTTACATTTTTATAGACATACACTCTACCTTGATACGGTTGATCAGCGTCTGTGTTAGGTGCTCCTACAGCAATAATATTTCCGTCATCAGAAACTACAACAGACTCTCCATAACTTCTTGCTTCCAAAGGAGCATCAAATTCTTGTATAATTTCAAAGTGAGAATTTTTAAGTCTGTATATGACTAGTTTATTTCTGTCGCTGTATTCTGCAATCGTTGCTAATATATTTCCAGAATCACTAATATCAAATGTTCTGCCATATGCTGTAGTTGTTAAGTCAGCAATACTTTCAATGTCACTAGGTATAACTAACCCTGTGGTATTAGGCAAGTATCCTATAAAGTCAACATGGTCACCTAAGACTTTCCATTTATTGCTATTAAATTCTTCAGCTTGTATATTTGTAAGTGCTCTATAAAATACATTGTTGTATACTACTATTTGATCTTGATAATAATCTGAAACATTACTGTAAATACCTTTAAAGTTAGTATCTCTACCAACTGTCCAATTGTAAGTTTTTCCGTAAATGTCAGTACCATTAACAACAAAATACAATCTTCCTCTACCTGGATTTGTAGTAATATCGTTAGTATGCGTTTCTTTGCTGTTTATTACTAACTTATAAAAATCTCCAGATTGAATAATTTTTAAAGAAGATGCTAGTTCTCTACCTTCTTCTCTATTAGGAAGAATAAATCCGTTAATAAAATTATATCTGTCAAGTACATCGTCTTTTTCATATACGAAAAATGCACCTTCTCTTACAACTTCACTAGCTGTCCTATTTGTATTAATAGGAATATTATCAACTTCTTCCCAGTCATTATTTGAATTACTAGGAACCAATGGTGTTCTTGGAAGTCCAGGTTTGAATTCTTCTATCCAAGTTAAATATTCAATGCCAGATATAAATTCTGTTTCGTAGATACCTATTTCATCTGAAACATTTGCATTTAATGGCAAAATAAATCTCTCAGGCAATGGAAGTTGTTCTGTATGTTGGAAAACTGCTATTTTACCTATATCAGAATCTGCAAGCTGTCGTGATTCTGTAGTTCCTATTCTTCTTAATTGTCCGTTACCTTCATCCTTATTAAGATACATTGAAGTAGGAGCCAAACCATCAATATATCTAGAACCAAAGCTAAAATCACCTGTAACATTCTTTACATATATTCTTGCTTTATCGAGATCTCTTTGATAAAGCACAACTTCTGCTGTTGCCCCGGTAGTTCCTTCACGAACAATATCCCCCGGAACTAAATCTATCTCAGCAAAAATATCATAGTCAATATATCCATCCCATAAATCTACCGGTACTTGAACCTTGTTAATTATATTGTAGGGATTATCGCCAAATCCTTTTGCAGATAAATCAGGTAATGTACCAGATGTACCAGGAATGTCGTTTAGCCAAACTCCAATATAAGGAGATGGCGATTGAGGATCATTAAACGCCGAAGTTGCTTTATCTGAGACATTTTTGGGAAGTCTAACTATCCATCTATTATCCAAAAATGTCTGTGTTCCGGCACCAGCAATACCTCTAGATTGGTGACTTAACACTCTAACTATATCTGTTTCTTTTTGGAAGGGCTTGTCAACACCTGCTAGAATTTCTACAGGTATTTCATATCTAGTATCTATAGAGTTTTTATAAGGTAATATGTCTACACTTTCGTGCCATGTTGCATCTGGATTTGAAAAAGTATTAGGATCAAAATTATTTTTTATATCCTTAATAACAAGTCCGTGCCCATTATCTGTTATTATACCATTTGGATTGTAATTAAATCCTGTTGCAATTTCCCAATAGCCGCCTAAAATAGAGCTTCGGTCTACTGGCTCGTGTAAAGGTCTTGTATATTCTCCAATTAAGAATGTATCATTAATATATAAAGTTCCTGTTTCTTCAAAAATACCATTTTTATCGTTTGCGTATACAACAAGACGACCTAGTTCATTTTTTACATAAACAACAGTAGCATTACCTGTTGGTGTTGTTACTGTATCTCCTGCAGAGACACTCGGAATGTTTAATGGATCTACGACATAAAATACTTCTTCGACTTTTCTTCTAATAGTATGAACATTAGTTTCAAAGAAAGTTTTATCAATACCTGGCAATTTATTATTAAACGGCTTATTAATTTTTCTTAGAAATCCGTTAAAATCTCCGCCTAGAGGATTTGCTAACTCTCCAGAACCTAATCTAGGACCTATAGGCTCTCCACTAAACCCTATATTAGGATTAACAGGAAGTGTTAAATCTTCATCGTAGTATATCTCTAAATAATCATTGCCTAAAACTTTTACAAAGAATTTAACATTTTCTAAACCCTTAACACCTTCTTGTTCTAAAGTATCAAAAGGAATATTAGGATCACTATTATCAAACTGATCTACAAGAATTGTAATATTATCGTTAGGAACATCAGTAATGATTATTTCATCGTTATCCTCTAAGTTATGAGCTGTATCAGTAATTAGTTTCATCGGAGATGCTGATAAATCTATACCAACAATCGAAACTTCTGAAATTGGATTATAGTTATGAGAAATGTTATCCCATCCTAAATATAATCTATCTCCTATATTACTTCCTTCATAAGCATCTATAGGAGCTCTTACAAGAATATGATCTGTAGTCGTATCTATTAGAGGTACATCACCTGTTGCTAATAGTTTAATATCTGTATAATCGCCATACAATTTGTATAGTTCAGAACGCCACCTACTTGCACTATCAAATGTTCCAAAGACAACATTGTCTGTCCTTGCTTTTACTGTTCTTCTTGCTTTATAAAGGCTGTTATTATATTGAACTATAGAACCTCTAGTATAATTTGAACTTAAATTAAAGTTATCTTTATATGCACTTTTTACATATGTTGAATTAGGTGCTCCTACAATTAAATATTTTCCATCTGGAGACATAGTAACAGCTTCGCCAAATTTACTACTTCCTGCTGAAAAGTTTTCTGTAGGTTGAATTGTTTGTACTAACGAAAGAGTTCCATTTACAGTGCTTCCGTCATCTTCTCGTTTATAAACATAAACTTTTCCGTCTCCGTCTAACGGTGAACCAACAGCAACAAATGTTCCATCATCTTGCGATGTAATACTTTCACCATAACTTTGATCTGTAATAGTTGGATTAACTAAGTCTTCGTCGAAGTTATACGATCCTTCTGCTTTAATTACATTCCATTTTCCAGTTAATGTATTATCTATATTATCAATCCACAGTAACTCTCCAGGATCAATATTATTTTCGGCATACTGGTTAGAATCTGTTAGAGTTGCTACACGATTAGAAACAAATTTAGTTATTGTACCTGACAATCCAGTTTCTTCTTGTGTTAAAGATGCTTCACCTAGTTCTATAGTTACTTGATTAAGTTCACTCGAGACTACTTTATAAAATCCGTCTATATCTACAACATCTATAATACCTATAATATCACCTTCTACAAAGTTTGATAACTTGTCTAGTGTAAGTATTGCTGTAGTGCCAAGTGGCGTTGCTGTTGTAATTCTAAATTGTGTACCTATGTGCTTATAAACATTCCATTCTTGGCCTTCAAATGTAACCCAAATATAATCTCCTTGTTTTACTTCTTGCAAATCAAGTGTTAAAATGTCATCTTTATTTTTTACAGTCCATTGTACGTCACTTTCTCTGACATATCCTGCTGTCTTAAATGCACTATCTGCTCTATATTTGGTAGGGAACGGAGTGTGATCATAGTGTGACGGCTTTAAGTAAACATTATCTGGTGTTTGTCTATACACTAAATCGGTCTCAGAACCGCTTATACTGTCTACTAATAAAATAGGTTGTGGAGATAACCTAAACTTATCTTCCTCTAGTAAAAATTCAACTTCCTCAAATCCGTCAGCAGCACCGTATTGTCCAACTTTTACAGCCCACTCTTCGTAAAATTCTAGGCTTTCTTTATCAGCTGCACCTAATGCATCAAATAATTTTGTTAACGCATTTTTAGTACCCTTATCAGCAATCATTCCTTGATAGAACTTATACTGACTCACATCGTCATTAATAATATTTGCAAGATATTCTCTTTTTTGGTATCCGATAAGGTGCTGTGCAATTTCTTGCTGATTTACATCAAAATTATCTGTATCTAAATCGTAAAAGTCTGCAAACTGATTGGTTTTATATTCTAAGTTTGTAACAAGTCCTGGTTGAGGTTTCTCGTTCAATTTATACCAATTAGCATTATTAAAAAATTCTACACCAGAAATTTTTGTAGTTGCAGTATAATAAAATTCTTTATATTTTACAACATCACCAATTGAATAATCTTTCCATGGTGTCCATTCTGTTACAGTTGCTTGATCGTAAATAAATCCAGGAATATTTAATCCGCCGGACCAATCTGCTGTTCTATAACCCAAAACACGAATACGTTCTTGTCTATATCCAGGTGCTGGATCGTATATTGTATCTTTAAATACAGTTTCATTATCAAGAATAACTACATGCTCTTTTCTAACAACAGGTAGTTTTAAAGCATACAACCCGTCAGCTGTATTTTTTAATGTTAATTCAAAAGCATTATCTTGTGTTCTAGATATATTACAAAATTCTCTTTGAAGTTTAGTTCCATCAGCTTTAACTATTCCATAATCGTAAAATGAATCAAAAATATCATCAACTACAGCATATTCGTTTTTATACGAAACTTTCTGTGCCGATGGACTTAAACTAATAAGAGAGCCCGGATCCCAGTTCTGTGTTGTCCAGAATAAAAACTCTCTTGCACTTAATTTCCAATTTTCTACACTTTCAATTTCACTGTTATGATTATCAAACGTAAAACCTAATGATTCAAGATATTCGCCATAACCTAATAAAAAGTCAACAACTTCT